GCGATGAAACCACGCGGTACGCTTGGCAGTATTTGTGAGACATTTGGGCTTAATTACAATACAGCGGCCCTGCAGGTCAACCCAAAGCGTACAAGTCACACGTTATCGCCGTCACTTATTGAACAAGTCTTAAGCGCCACACAATCATCACTCATTATGGATGCTATCTGCTGCGCTCATGGCAACGCCGCGTGGTTCTTGCTACCTGACGATGACAACCAGTGCGACGAAATGATTGATATTGCTTTGCTTGGTCAAAAGTTTGCAGACCTCAATAGCACCTCACTGGATGCTTATGCTGACAAAATCATTGAGCCTGACGAATATGCTCGTATGCAAAAAGATGCTCAAGCACTACAGCGTCACATTCAAACGATTTTAGAAAACGCCAAGCGCAATATGGAGAGACACAATGACAGATAAACGCACCCCTTTAGACTTTGACGCCATACGTGCAGCAGCTGTCGGCAACTATGTCTCGACTATCTTTCCTGCTGCTGGTATCAGCTTCACTAAACCTGCCCATCAGCATCAGTCATGTCCTATGTGCGGCGGTTCTAATAGATTTCGTTGTGATGATAAGCGCGGTGAAGGGACTTGGATATGCTCACAGTGCGGCGCTGGTAATGGCTTCATGCTCGTACAGCAATACACTGGTCTTGATGTTTATGAGACTAACAAGCTGATTGCAGGCGCAATAGGGCTTGATGCGACTAGCACGGTCACAGATGAGCAACGTGCACAGTGGCAATCACAGCAATCCGAGCGTGAAGCAGCGGAGAAAGCTGAAAAGCGCCAGGCTCGCATTGATGCTGCCAGTCGTGCCCAAAGCATTTGGGACAACTCAAAGCCCGCAGCTGACGACCACCCTTACTTGTTACGCAAAAACGTCTCAGCAATTGGGTTGAGCCAAGACGCTAATGATAACTTAATCATCCCCATGTATTACCACAATGCTGACAAACAACAAATAACATTGGTCAACGTCCAAACCATTGCACCTGATAGCGAAAAGTTGTTTTTAAAAGGCGGCTTGGTAAGCGGTGCTTACTTTACGATTGGCAGTTCAGCCATGTTTGGTGGTGGTGTGATACTCATCTGTGAGGGCTATGCAACCGGCGCTACTGTGTTTGACGCAATGAGTTATAGCTTACCTGTGATTGTGGCGTTTAATGCTCATAACTTGATACCCGTTGCTCAGTCGATACGCGTTCAATACCCTGATCACCGCATAATTATCTGTGCTGATGACGACAGCGAAACGGCTATTAAAATGCATGACAAAGACGTGGCAGATGGCAAAGAGCCAAAACCACTTGTTGAGTATAACGCTGGTATCCATAAGGCACGCCAAGCCGCGATGAGTATCAATGGTGAGATAGTCACCCCAAGCTTCGATATATTAGACATAGATAAGGATGCGGCGTAATGCAAGGCAAACAACATACAGACTTTAACGACCTCGCCGCCGCTGCTGGACTCAATGAAGTAGCACGTCAAATCAAGCACGCGCTAGCAAACAAATCAATCGTGACGCAAGCGGCCAATGACGATCAGGCTAATAATACTGCGCCTACTACTCAACATAACGGCAATGTACCGGCTGATATTGAACAAGAAATGCGACTGGCGGCAATGCTCAAGCGTTACGCTCAAATCACTGATATCGGCAAAGTAACCAATAAAGTCTATGACACAGAGCAAAAGATTGAGTATACAAAGACGCAGTTTGCTAATGAAATTGGCAATAAGAAATTAGCAGCGCGTTGGTGGGAAACGAAGCATCGTAAGATTGCAAAGTCAGAAGTTGCAAAAGACCTTGATGTAATGATGGCTGTCGAAGCTCAATCGATGTTCCAGCGCTACTTCCTTATCTATGGCACCAAAGAAGTTTGGGATGACGTTGAGCGCGTTCGTCTGCCCGTTGATACCATCAAACTAGCACGCCCTAATGAGTATGAGATCTGGCTTAAGTCAGAGGCGCGTATTACTATCAAAGCGGATAACATCTGGTTTGACCCTACTCGCACCAAAACACCCAAGCATGACAAAGATATTGCTATCAATACATTTGATGGCCTACCGTTAAAACCTATTGAGACAGATATCAAAGACGCGGCTAAGATGTGCAAGCCGATCACTGACCTGCTATTACATTTGTGCGAAGGCAAACAAGAAGTCTATGAGTGGGTGCTTAGATGGTTAGCTATTCCATTACAGCAACCTGGTACCAAGCTTGATACGGCTCTTATCTTTCACGGCGAAGTGCAAGGTGCAGGTAAGTCGCTATTCTTTGACCGCATCATGTCACGTATCTACGGCGATTATGCTGTCACACTTGGTCAAGGTCAGCTTGAGTCTCAATATAATGATTGGGTATCAAACAAGCTTTACGCATTGTTTGAAGAGATATTCAGTGGTAGCGATAGATACTCACAGATGGGTATGGTTAAGCAGCTCATCACTGGCAATACAATCTATATCAGTAAAAAGTTTATGAGCGGTTGGCAGCAAGATAACTTTGTTAATGCGATATTCTTATCAAACAATATGATGCCACTTTCATTAGAACAAAACGATAGACGTCATGTTGTCTGCTATCCACAACAAAAGATTCCCGCACCCATTTTAAATGACGTCGCGGCAGCATTATCTGACACTGACGACAAAATGCTACGCGCTTTCTACACTTTGCTCATGATGACTGATTTAAAAGACCAGACAGCACATACACCAGCACTCATGACCAGTAGCAAACGTCAGCTTATCCGTTTAAGCCAACCAAACTGGGAAGTGTTTTATGATGACTGGGTGGCTGGTGAGGCTGGAATACCTTATTGTAGCGCACTTACTGACGATTTATATGATTACTATCAGCATTGGTGTCGTAAAGGGGGCGAACGCGGTACCACTAAAACCAAATTAATGACATATATTGGTAGACGTGAACACAAGGAGCGGTTAAGATATCAACTGCCTGGCGGGATGCGAGTCGTCCAAGCGACAGTAATTGCTGTTAATATGCCAACCAACTATCCAACAGCTGAAGCTGCCAACCAACAAGTATGGCTTGGTCAGCAAATCAAGCTTATGAAGAACGCTATCGGTCACAAACTCGACCCAAAATAACCAACCATGTGCATAGTGTGCACCCCACGTGCATAGTTTAAAATACAACTATGCACGTCTACAGCCCTTACCCCATATAGCTTATAGTAACCCTGTGCATAGTGTGCAGGGTTTTTTAGTATGCGCGCGCGGGAAATAATTATTTATTTAATATACTGATATTATGACAGCTATATTTTTTTAATCCCGTGCGTAAAAATAACTATGCACACTATGCACACTATGAACATCAGTCTTATAAGCCAGTAATAACAAGGGCTGTAGACGTGCATAGTTTAAACCCTAACCATGCACATCTTGACGTAACTATGCACACGCTTTTATATTGGCTATAAATAACGGGGGATATTTATCATGCGCCAAGAATACTTAAGAGCAGCTGCTGAAGCTTATGCAAACATTCATGAGATAGAGTCTGATTGCTATCATTACATCTATAGCGGGTTTGACCCAGTCCTTCAGAAGCGCATTGCTGCTAGATATAGCATCAGATGGAATTATGAAGACAAGCCTCATAAGCATAGTGCAATACTTAGTGCTACAGCCCTTGCGGAATTACAATACCCAGTGAACGAAGCCACTGGCTTTGCTTGGTCAGGTAATGAGAGAGCTGCATTTGCAGGGATATCTAAAGCGACATGGTCACGTAATAATTACTCAGAACATATCGAATTTATAATAAAAGATATCCGCTCTACCGCTCGCAGAGTAAGGCGTAAGATAGATGAACAGCTCATCGATGAATAAAAGCCATATTGATTAATGGAACAGTTTGACCTAATATTTCTCATATTCGAAGTTCCTGCCTAATCATAAAGCAGACGTAAACAAACATCACCAGTTAAGCCCGTTGCCCCCGCAGCGGGCTTTCTTTTTGGAGGTAATAAAGCATGGCGCTCAAAACCCTACGCCCACGCCTCGCAACCATCAGTACCAAAGCAGTCAATGACACCCATCAACCTAAATCAAGATGGGGTCATGGACGCGGCGGTCGGCCTTGGCGCCGTAAACGCGAAGAGATATTTAAGCGCGACAAATATACATGCCAAGTTTGTGGCCGTGTCGGCGGTGAGCTTGAGTTAGATCATATTCTCAACGTCGCGCGTGGTGGTACTGACGATGACAGCAACCTCCAAACCATATGCACCGCTTGTCACAAGCCGAAAACGCATGCAGAAAGCCAAGAAATTTAAGATATTTTCTTGGAAATAACCCGGGGGGAGGTGTTTTTATTTCTGGGCAAACCCAGCGGACACCACGCCCCCTCCCACGCGCAAAAAAAATCCTAAATTGAAATTATTTTTCCGTTTTTCCGATTACATTTAATTGAGAAAGGTTCTCATTATGTCACTAACTAAAAGAAAGGAAGCGTACTGCCAAAACGTCGCTGACGGCCTTGATGAATTAGAGGCGATGGCAGCCGCTGGCTATAAAGCTAAAAACGAAGCTAATGCAAAACGGCAACTCAAAAATCTTGATGATGATGAGTTGGTTCAAGATCGCATCACTGAATTACGCGCCATTAAACTTTTAAAGACTGGTGAAACTACTGAAGGTGAAACCGCTGAAGTCGTTGAGCTGGTTAATGCCCTACACTTCTTTCAGACTGTATATAAAAATCCTGCCAAGTCGATGAAAGACCGCATCAGCTGCGCCACTATTGCTATTCAATACGAAGAGCCGAAACCTGCCCCGATTGGTAAGAAAGAGCAAGGCAAGCTAGATGCTAAAACTGCTACTAACACCGGTAGGTTTGCGACGTTAGGCAATCAGCAGGATTTACTCACATCTAAGACAACGCAATAAGAGCTCATCATGATAACAACCTGGTCGACAGCCTTGCCCGACTGGGAAAAGCGCATAGTCGCCGGTGAGTCTCTCATGCCTTGTAAGCCGCTCAATCAGGACGTGGCTGATATTGCACTCAAGATATTCGATAGCCTAATACTAGTCGATATGATTGGCAGCCCTGCCGCTGGTGAAGTCACCCGCGAATGGGCTCGTGAGTTTATCGCTGCTATTTTTGGTGCTTATAATACTGAGAGTAAAGAGCGGCTGATTACTGAGTTCTTTTTGCTTATCAGTAAAAAGAATACCAAGTCAACGCTTGCCGCTGGCATTATGATGATCGCGCTAGTGCTCAATGAGCGCTTTAGTGCAAGCCTCGCGATCATCGCACCGACAAAAGAAGTTGCCAATGCCAGTTATGGCCCAGCAAGTGACATGATCAGTGCTGACCCCGAACTGGCTGCCATGTTCAACGTATCGCCGCACACGCGTACTATTACGCATTTAGGTACCAACGCTACCCTAAAGGTATATGCAGCTGAATCTGACACGTTAGGGGGCAGTAAATTCAGTTATGTGCTCATCGATGAACTTTGGTTATTTGGTAAACGTGCTAATGCCGCATCAATGTTGCGTGAAGCGACTGGAGGATTGGCATCACGCCCTGAAGGTTTTGTCGTATATCTAAGTACCATGCCCGATGAGCAGCCTGCTGGTATCTTTAAGCAAAAACTAGACTATGCACGCGCAGTACGCGACGGCAAAGTCGTTGACCCACAGTTCTTAGGCCTGCTGTATGAGTTCCCACAAAAATACATCGACGATGAGTTATATCTCAACCCAGAAAACTGGTATATCACTAACCCCAATCTTGGGGCGTCTGTCAGTGTTAAGTTCTTAGAACGTGAATTTAAAAAAGCAGAAGATGAGGGCAAAGAAGAGCTGCAAGACTTTACGGCTAAGCATTTAAACGTACAAATCGGTATCTCGCTACGTGCCAATCGTTGGGCAGCCGCTGAGTTTTGGGCAGCCGCTAAAGCACCCAAGCCATTTACGCTCGATGAGCTAATTGAGGCTTCTGAGGTAATCACTGTCGGCATCGATGGCGGTGGTCTTGACGACTTACTTGGCTTCGCTGCCATTGGCCGCCTGCCCACTGTGCTACGTGAATATACTGACAACATCACTAATCAAAAAGTGCAAGTTAAGCCGTGGTGGGTATGGACCCGCGCTTGGTGTCATACAATTGCTTTAGAACGCCGCATGTCTATCGCCCCAACGCTAAAAGGGTTCGAGAAAGACGGCGACCTTATCATTGTAAAAAACATCGGTGATGAGTCTGAGCAAGTCGCTCAGCTATGCAAGCAAATACATGACAGCGGCAAACTTGACAGTATCGGGCTTGACCCGCTCGGCATTGGCACGCTGATTGAAGAGCTGACTGCTGTAGAAATACCTGAGGACAAGCTTATCGGGGTTAGCCAAGGCTTTAAGATGGCAGGCTATATCAAAACTTCAGAAAACAAAATCGCGCGAAAGCACTTACTACACGCTGACCAAGATATGATGGCGTGGTGTGTGGGCAACTCTCGTACCGTGGTGCGCGGTAGTGGCACGATGATTAGTAAAGCTGAATCTGGTACTGCAAAGATTGATCCTGTCATTGGCATGCTGAATGGGGTCGCCTTGATGAGCCTTAATCCTGAAGCGCCTAACACAGATGGACCAGCGCTATTTTTCATCTAAACTCTTGAATTATAAATCACGCCCCCAACATAAGTTAATTCAATCAAAACGATGTTTTAACATGGAGTGTGATGCAATGAGTATAGATGTAACGTTCGAGGAATTAGAAAAAACAGCTTTTGAATTTGCTAAATCGTTAGCAGTTAATAATGTTCAGGCAGGGTACTCTCTGCAAGCTATGGATCGAGCTAAAATATGGCATGCAGAGGCACCGCTTCGCAAGTCTTGGTATATACGCGAAACCATAGAAGAAAATGACTGGGTAAATATTAATATAGACTCGGACTATGATGAAAGTGACTTTAAAGAAAATATCGGATATTGGGTTGTTAGAGGTGAAGAAAAGCCATTCAAAGCAGTGCTAAATAAATTTGTAAAACAAGGCGAACGGACTCAGCCAGTTTTTTCTCTGCCTGATAACCCTTATCAGCATTTCGCAATTAACTGCTATCTCCCTCAGTCAATAGGCGATCAACTGGTAAAAGGAATCGAACCTAAACACCCCTCGCAAGACGAAAATACAACTAGTTCCATTGTTAGTAAGTTACGTGTGTCTTACTAATAAATTAAATAACTAGCAAACTAAACCCACCTATCGGTGGGTTTTTTACATCTAGGATTTGATTATGTGCATCTACCTAAGCTATAACGTTCTTTTCGCACTTATATTCATGGCAGGTTTAGTTTTAGGCACGATTTGCGCGTCATTAACCGCATTCAGAAAACCCGTTAAACCCATTGATTATGATGGCACCAATGGCAAAGGCTATCAGCCAAGACCGACGATGCCGCTGCCAGAAAAACCACATAAGTGAGCAGATGCCATGACAAATAAATCACGAATACTCAAAGCCATTTTGCTGGCGATTGACATAGCCATCGTCACTTACTCAAAGCGACGTAAAAAAGACAACCAAGACCGCCGATAAGGGCGGTTTTATTTTGCCCAAATTTTATAACGAGATTCACTATGACCAAAGCCTACAGCACCTTAAAAGTCAAAGAGATTAGCGAGGATGGCGACACACGTACCATTACTGGCATCGCCTCCACTCCCAAACAGGACCGCGATAACGACATTATGGATATGGAAGGCGCCCAGTTTGCCCTGCCCATGCCGTTATTGTGGCAGCACAAGCACAATGAGCCGATTGGTGAAGTCACCGCCGCTACTGTCACCACTGATGGCATTGAGATCACCGCAACCATCGTCAAAATTGACGACGACGGGCCGCTTAAAAATCGCATTGATGAGGCATGGCAGTCTATCAAGTCTGGACTGGTCAAGGGTTTGTCTATTGGCTTTCGCCTGCTTGAGTACCAATACCTTGATGACAGCTACGGCTTACACATCAAAGAGTGGGAATGGTATGAGTTATCAGCCGTTACCATCCCTGCAAACCCTGATGGGAAGATAACCAGCGTAAAAAATATCAAGCAAGCTTTTTTGGACGCTCAAAACCCTACTGACACGCCGCCAAAATCTACGGCCGATACAACCACACCTAAAAGCGTTAAAACCGCGCCATTGGCTAACCATGAGCCAGTAGCGCAAAAATCCAAAACCATCACCTTAGTTGACCCAAATCGGGGCAGCATACCGTTAATTAAAATTGGAGAACCCCTATGACCTGGGAACAACGCCGCGCACAGATTCTTGCCACGATTAAGTCTAAAAAAGGACTTAAGACTGGCATCCTCAAAAAATCACTCGATGAAGATCGCAGTACTAATGAAGATGAAGAATCGCAGATACAAGCGATTGATGATGACATCGCAAAGCTACAAAAGAATCTCGACCGCGTCGACGAAATCATCAAAGATGCCGCCGATGCGCAAAAAGACGCCACACCCGCAGGCGGTGAAAACGCCGCGCAAGCGAATGCAAGCGCTGAAGGTGCAAAAGACCCTACGCAAGCCGATAAAGGTGTGACAGTTAAGCCAAATCACGCCAAAAAAGGTATTGGCTTTGCTCAGCTAACCAAGGCAAAAGCTTTGGCCGTCCTACAACAAAAGCAGGGCAACTATGTCAGCCCCATCGATATTGCCAAGTCGCAAGGTATGGACCCGCGTGTCATCCAAGCGCTAGAAAAGGCGGTCGTGCTCGATACTAGTAATTCAAGCGATTTAATCATCGAAAACCAGCTTGCTGGTGAGTTTATCGAGCTATTACGAGCGCAAACCATCGTTGATAAGCTGGCACCTATGATGCGCGCTGCGCCATTTAATGCCAAAATCCCTGGTGCTGCGAGCGGAAGTGTGGCGGGTTGGGTCGGCGAAGGCAAACCAAAGCCTGCGACAAATCCGACATTTATGTCAGTTAATATTGGCCATCATAAAGTTGCTGGTATCATTGTACGTACTGATGAACTACTCAAGCTTGCCTCACCAAGCGCCGATCAGATGATGCGCGATGATTTGATTGAAGCGTGCGCAGAGGTGATTGACGATACATTTATCGATACTGCCGCGGCAACAGACGACCGCCCAGCTGGTGTGCTTCACGGCGCAACCAAAATTGACCACACCGGCGTTGGTGTTGCTGAGTATAACGCCGACCTCGCTGCTTTACGTAAAACATTTATTAGTAACAACCTCTCGCTAAACGGGGCTTACTACGTCATGAGTGAAACTCGTGCAAGTGACATGAGCGAGCTACGTGACGCACTGGGTAATCCATACTATCGCGGCATGGATGCTCCATCAGGTGAAAAAACCCTAAACGGATTGCCCGTTATTGAGTCCGAGACTGCTGCCGATGTTATCGCGCTAATCAAACCCTCTGAGTTGTATTTAGCGGATGACGGCGATGTCGAAGTGGCATTTAGTGATCAAGCGACCATCGATATGGGCGCATCGACCCTCGTTAACTTGTGGCAGAAAAACATGACTGCCATCCGTGCGGAACGCCATATTACTTGGTCTAAACGCCGTACCGCTGCTGCTGCTTATATTGACTACACCAATGTAATTCCATAA